TGCCATGCAAGCCAATGATGTTGTCAACCCTATCACCTGTCAAGATTTGCTTGTAGAAGTTCGTCAATCCAGTGAACTCATCCACATAGTATTTCTCATTCTTAACAGGGTTGTAGTGATGTCCTTGCAATTGATCCAAGTCTTTGTCTACATGGACAATCCAACAGTTGTCCAGCAACTCAGTAGACCGCATAGCAACAGCATCATCAGCTTCATAACCTTCTGTGACGATAGCTCCATGTCGTTTAACCAAGTGCTCTCTCAAAGCCTGATAGTGAACTGGCCTTTGTAGATTGTCCCGGTTGCCCTTATATGGCACAGTCACGGCTACTTCGTCCCTGAAGTTCCCTTTACCTGTCAAGTAAGCCTCATAGTCATCCACTTTCAAGCCCAGGTAAACAAAGTCTTCAAGCCACTCGGTAAGCCGTGACTTAGCTACATGGACAGGCTCTTCCTGAGTGGTAAAGCCTATCCTGTATACCATCACATCAGCATCTATCAGAGCTAACTTGATAGGATGCTGAGGGTCTGTCAAAACGGAATATCCTCTTCTTCCATGCTCTCAACGTCAACACCATCATCATTGTTGTCATACTCAACCAACTCAGTGACGACGATCTTACGAATCGAAGGAGCAGCACCAAACTTAGCAGACATCTTGTGTCGATAGCTGCTCACCAGCGCGTACACCTTAGTGCCATTACCGATCTTCTCAATAGGCACAGGAGTGCCGTCTTCAAAGACAGGCTCAAAGACAAATTTGGACTTACCGACAATGTACTTGCCCATGATGTCCTTCTCTTTGACCTTCACGCCAATGTCATCAAGAGCACTAGCGGCCTTGTCCGACAGCATACCAAGCGTACATTCATACTTGGTGTTGTCATCATTGAACTTGGTATTGAATTCTTTCATCCAATTTGCCCAGAACAGTTGACCAGCAATCTTCAGGGGCTTCATTTCTGCACTACTCATTTCATTTTCCTTTCAAATAACACACACACACTAACACAATCTGTCATAAATTGGTGCCGCCTATCTGTATCGAACAGATGACCTACCGCTTACAAGGCGGTTGCTCTACCGCTGAGCTAAGGCGGCTAATTGGTGCAAGAGAAGGGACTCGAACCCTTACGCATTACTGCGGCAGATTTTAAGTCTGCTGTGTCTACCTATTCCACCACACTTGCTACACATATATTATAGCATAGAAATCTCAGAAGTCAACAACTTAGTGAGTTTCTTTCCAAGATTTTCCAATCTTATACTCCCCATCAAGAGGGCACCTCAGCTTGAAGTGCTCTCCTGCTTCAATGATGGACATTCTAGCAGCTTTTCCAGCCTGTTCAGCAATGTCAGGAGGACATTCAAACTGGAACTCATCGTGAACATTTGCCACTAGCTTGACCTTCCACTTGTTAGCCACAATCTTGTCATAGAAGATGCACAAGGCCTTCTTCATCACAATGGCGCCTGCTCCTTGTAAGAGCGAATTGAGAGCAGCGTGTTCAGATCGAACCCAAATACGTCTACCATCGAGTCCTGGCACCCATCCTTTAGCGGCTTGCTTGCTGACTCGTTGAATGAGCTTTGCAAGTGCTGGTGTTTGCTTGAGGAACTTTTCTTTAAGCTTTGCACCATCTTTAGAAGTTCCTCCAATGATGCTTCCAATCTTTGCATCGCCAGCTCCGTAGAGAAAGGCATAGATGAATGTCTTGGCGCTATCTCGGGTAGATAGTCCAGCAGCTCGTTGGTTGACTGTATGTACGTCTGTACCATCTTTAGAGCTTCCTTCTGTAACCGTTCTGACATATCCTTCATCCTTCATGTAGTGAGCTAACATGCGTAGCTCCAGACCAGAGGCATCACAACCTACCAAGACATTACCATCTTCAACAGTCCAGCATTCACGACACTCATGCCCATAGACAGACCCAGCATTGGGAATCTGAGCCATGTTAGGGCTTGAGTGCGTCATACGGCCTGTCACAGCACCGTTGGTAATTACGTGACCATGTACTCTACCATCATTTTCTACAGCGTCGATCCATGATGTTATCTGAGCCACACGTTTTTGTAACATCAGATACTCAGCAATCATCTTAGCTTCAGGGATGTCTACCTTGGACAGTACAGATTCATCCACCTGTGCCTGCCCTGTCTCAGTAAACACACTAGGCTTCCACCCAAGTTCAATTAGCTTTTCACCGATCTGCTTTCTTGAGCCTGGGTTGAAAGTAACCAGCAATGGCTTGAGTTGCTTTCCTGTCTTTTCTGAGACTCTGGCAACTTCGTAGGGAGGCCAACGCTCTTGCATTTGCTCATATATCTCTCCCATTCTTGTCTTGATGTCAGCAAGTAACACAGTTGCATATGGCAAGTCCAGTTTAAATCCATTACGTTCCTGCTCTGCAATGATAGCAGCTACCTTGTGCTCAAGATCAATAGACTCTTGACTAAACTCTTTATCTGCAAGCTCTTTCACGAGCCTGTGATACAGCTTAGCACAGATGATTGAGTCCTTAGCACAATACTTGGTCATCAAAGGCATGTGAGGGCTTTCCCACTCATCTTTCCTGTCCTTGACCAAGCGCATGTCCCTGATACCTTGCAGTCTCCAGTATACCCTACGATAGTCAGTCTTCTTGAACCCTAGAGTTTTTCCCCAAGCGTCGAGACTGTGCCCCTGAACCCTCGATGGATCGAGAAGCCTTGACAGCAGTAGAGTATCTGAAACCTTCTTCAATGTAATCTTCGTCTTCCAGAGCCTGTTCAAGGTCGGAAAGTCGAATCCTACTCCGTTGTGAGCTACTATCAATGTAGCGTCCTTTATAAAGTCCCGAAAGTGCTCTGCTTCGTTCCATACTTTAGTCTCAAAGGTATCAATGTCAGTGGTCGTTACTACCCAAATCTTGTTGTGACTCAGGTTCGTTTCGATGTCTACCGCTACTCTCATAGAGTTCTTTCAATTGCTCATACTGGTGAATTAGAAGTTGATACCTATCCTGCAAATCAAAATAGGCTTCCTCTAATTCTAACACACGAGCTACGATGCTGTCAAGTGTCCATGTCATTTAATGTTCATCCAAAGCCCAACCTGAGCAAAGGCATAACCAGTCCAGATCATGCCATTAGATAGCTCACCTTTGCTCCACTGTAGCACACCTACGATTAGGTATCCTACACCTGTAGCACCTACGATAAGATGTTCAAGAGTCATTGTCTTGTTCCTCTGATTTGGCTTGATTATCAGAAGAGTCTTTATCGTCCTCTTTCAAATCCTTACCAAAGATCGCATCCCAACGCTGTGCATACTCTTCATCGGCAATGCTCTTTGGACGCTGTGTAGAGCCTTTACCGCCATGCCATTGTGTCATAGTGATTCCTCTTGAACTTCAATCATCCTGCCTGTTTCCTTGACATATTGCAATTCACAAGCAGGGCCAGTAAAACCATTGTACCGATTCTTTGCCACAGCCACACGAGTGCGGTGACGCTCACTCTCATCCTCTGCCATGCTGTTACGCTCCAGTGTAATCACAGCATCGGACAGTTGAGCGATAGCGCCACTGCCTCGCAACTGGGACAGACTAACAGCTTGACCATCCTCATGTCCTGCGTTGCCCTGTGGCCTACGCAGATGCGATACACAGATCAAGGTCACTTCAAGTTCCTGCACCAGTGTACGCAACTTCGTCATCATGTTGTCAATAGCTTTGCGTTCATCACCATTGTCCAAACCAGATACAACAATGCTGATGTGATCCAAGAATATAACCCGACAGTCACAAGCTTTGGCCATATACCTGATCCTGTTGGCGATATTATCAACGTCAGAGCTGCCAAAATGGTCAAAGAGATACACTCGATTAGTCCCCAGAGTAGCATCGAAAGCCTCCTTCAATTCTTTCTCAGTCACTGGAGTATCTGGCAGATGCAACAGCTTGTTAGCGTGCAAAGACATGATACTACGGGCAGTCTTCCGAGTTGATTCCTCAAGGAATAGTCCACCTACGTTCCAATCAGTAGTCTTCAGAAGTGAGTAAAGAATCTCCCGTAGGAATTGACTCTTACCCAATCCTGATCCTGCTGTGACAGTAATCAACTCAGCCTTGCGAAGCCCATACAAGAGCTTGTTTAAGCCCTTCCAAGGATACATAGCCTCTGCTGGTTGCTCAGGCTTTAACACCTCTTCCCAAAGATCAGCAGCGTTGACAATACCATCAGGGACATAGGGCTGTGCCCGCCACCACTCGTTAACAAATTCCTTTGTCGCGTTGCTCTTAAGATACTCGCAAGCATCCTTATAGCCTACTTTGTGCTGGACAATCTTGGCTTTGTTGCCAAACAATTCAGCAACTTCCTTAGCGGCCTTCTTCCCCGGCTCATCAGCATCAAAACAGATGACTACATTTTCAAAGCTGTTAAGCCATTCATACTGACTTTTACAGTCTTTTAGTGCCGCCTGTGCTCCGTTACGAATGCTGACGCTAGGCCACTGTGAACCTGTCATCTGGTATCCGGCGAGAGCATCCAATTCACCCTCATAGACGGAAACATACTTACCGCCAGCGTGAAATAGATGCTGTCCGAAGAGCGTAGCATTGTTAAAAGTCCCCTTGATCGAGAACTTCTTATCCTTGACACTGCGAGTCTTAGACGCACACAGCACGCCATCAGCATCGTAGTAGGGGTAATGGTGCATCCCAGGCTCTTGCGTGACCCCATACTTCTCACATGTCTGCTGAGTGATACATCGGTCAGGGATGGACTTGTATGCCCCAGGAAGCGTTACAGCCTCGTATACTCGCTTTTTGCTCATAGCCTCAAGCATTACAGTTCTTTCATCATGAGCGCCTTCACGCTCGGTTATGCCGCAGTTAAAGCAGTGTGTGTGACCATCATCGTACAATGCGTTAGCATCTGAGCTACCGCAATGGTCACATGGCAGGTGCTTTACAAACTTACTTTCAGTTTTAGTATAGGCCATTGTTCTTTGCCCATTGACGCATCTGTTTAGCTAGGGATTCCTGAGCATCTTCAATATATGACCAGTGAACATACTCTGAGACATCCAGATTGTAGGCCGCATTAATGACCTCATGAATGATCCCCTCAACGAAAAGAGCTAAGTCTTTCTCGTTGATGTCAGCCATGTTACATTCTTCAGCCCAAGCCAATAGGTCTTTGAAGTTCATTTGAGTGCAACCTTTAAAAGTGTGAGACATCCAACAATGATAGA